TTCATCCAAGGGAGTATGCCAAGGAAGAGAAAGAGGCTTTTGAGCATCAGTGCAAAGATATCTTTAAGAGATTGTCAGAAGAAGTGAAGCAAAAAAAATGATACCACCAGTCAGAAATGGCCGGTGGTATTTTTATTGCGCCGGCGCAACGAAGGAGGTGAGAAGCATGGCTTGCAAAGGAAAAGGCGGAAAGAAAGGCAAAGGAAGATAGGGAGGAGGTGATCCGATTATCTCCCCTTGAGACGCAGGGTGACGCGTCTTATTTTTGTGCCCAAACACGATATGGCTTAAAAAGGTGCGTGGCCGGTGACACCGATGACAATGGATTTTATAGAGCGACACTCTCAAAATGGAAAGGAGAAATTACATGTTTAAGAAATTTAGATGTTTGTTGCCTATGGATTTACAGTTTTTCGCAGAGCCTGGAGCAGGAGACGGGGGCGGCGCAGGAGCAGGAGGCACAGGAGATGGACAGCAGGCAGGAACGCAGCCACCCGCAGCGCCACAGATTGATTACGATAAAATCCAGACAATGCTGGAAGGTACGCTGGCGGCGAAAGAGGACACCGCCCTGAAAGCATATTTTAAGCAGCAGGGATTGTCAGAAGATGAAATGAAACAGGCTATTGCAGCATTTAAGTCTCAGAAAGCGTCCCAGCAGCCGGATGTAAATGCACTGCAGACACAGGCAGCGCAGGCCCAGGCGGCAGCACAGCAGGCACAGGTACAGGCAGCCGCCACTATGGCAGCGGTTGGTCTGGGGATTGACGCAAAGACTATCCCATATGTCCTTAAAATGGCGGATCTAAGCCAGGTTATGGGACAGGACGGGAAAATCAACGAAGAGACACTTAAAAATGCACTAAACAAAGTGCTTGAAGACATCCCGGCATTAAAACCTGCACCAGCAGGTCAGACAGGCTTTGTACAGGTAGGGGCTTCCGGCCAGGCGGGTCAACAGCAAACAAATAGCGACGCTTTAAAGAGAGCGTTCGGACTTTAAGAAAGAGAGGAAATAATACATGGCAATATATGATTATGCAACAACGTTTACGCAGCTCCTGCAGCAGAAATATGCAAAGGAACTGTGCTCTGATGCACTGGCACAGAGTAATCTGGGAGTAAAATTTATTAATGCCCAGACAATCAAACTTCCTAGAATGACAGTATCTGGGTACAAGGACCATACCCGGACACCTGGTTTCAATGCAGGTACCATGAACAATGACTGGGAGGCAAAGAAACTGGAACACGATAGGGATGTGGAATTTTGGATTGATCCGATGGACATCGACGAGACGAACTTGACGCTGTCTGTGGCTAATATCCAGAACACCTTCGAGACGGAGCAGGCGATCCCGGAGAAAGATTCTTACCGCTTTAGCAAGCTTCATACAGAATTGACTACATATTCTGGGCGGATCGATACAACGGTTATTACAGCGTCAAATTTCCTGGAGGCATTTGACGAAGAGATGGCCCGTATGGATGAGGCCGGTGTGCCGGAAGAAGGGCGCATCCTGTATGTGACGCCAACCATGAATAAGATCGTGAAAGAGGCCGAAGGTCTCCAGAGAGTGATGACAGTCACATCCCCGTCCACCATCAACCGTAAAGTGCATAGTCTGGATGACGTGACAATTAAGATGGTACCGGCGGCCAGGATGAAGACAAAGTATGATTTCACGGAAGGCTGCGTGGCGGCTTCTGACGCAAAACAGATTAACTGGATTCTGATTCATACTTCTTGTGTGGTGTGCCGCGATAAGTACAGCTATATCAAACTGTTTACACCCGGGACTGACAGCCGTACTGCGGACGGATATCTGTATCAGAATCGCAACTATGGAGATCTTTTCCTGTTAGAAAAGAAAGTAGAAGGTTGCGCAATGAATGTAGAGGCAGGTGCATGATATGAGAGCTACAAAGGGAAATAAAGAATACACCATTGACGAGACGCAGAAGAAGTTTTACCAGGATTCTGGCTTCGATATCCTGAATGATGATGGGGAAGTGATCGCTTATGGCCGGGGAAAAACCGTGCCCTATGATGACCATATGAAAGCGGTGAAAGAGATCGAACGCCTGCAGAAGTTATGCGCAAATCTGCAGGAAGAGAAATCTGACCTGCAGAAGGAGCTGGAAACCTTGAAGGCTGAAAAGAAACCAGCAAAGAAAGCCGGTGAGTGATATGTACACTCCATATGCAGACTCTGCGTATTACACGGATATCTACAACGGCAGCCTGCTGTCGGATGCTGACCGGGAACGGTATTTGAAACAGGCGTCCAGGCATATTGATTCCCTGACCTACAATCGTATTGTAGGCCGGGGATTTTCCAGTTTAACGCCCTTCCAGCAAGAAATTATACAGGAGGTGTGCTGTCAGCAGGCAGATTTTGAGTATCAGAACCGGGAAATCTTCGACATGATCCTGCAAGGATACAGTATCAATGGGGTGTCCATGCAGTTTGGGGAATCCTGGAACGTAACAACGAACAAGGGCATTCCCATGCGGCGTGACGTCTATGAGCAGCTCTGCCAGACAGGCTTCTGCTGCAGATTGTTGAGGTGATATCTATGTATCCATGTTTGGTGCCTGAATGGGCTTGTACGACAGACATCCATGTAACTATATACAGCGAAGGACTGAATGAGAATGGCGGTCCAGAGGTGGCTTTTGAGGGAGACCTGCGCTGCAATTATCAGGACAGTGCGAAGACTGTAATTGATAAAGAACAGAAATATATACAGCTTTCCGCGACAGCTCTCTTTCGGGGGGATATCGCACCGGGGGTAGCCGTTATCTCCGGCGGTACAGTCACAGTATTCGGGGAGACCCGGAACATCCTCCAGGGCATGAAAGCCAGGAACCCGGATGGCAGCGTAAACTACACGAGGTTGGATATCGTATGATTAATGTTAATTCCATCATAAAAATGGACTGGGGCCGTATACAGGCTCTTACAGACGCACAGGTAACAGCCCTTGAGCAAACGGCAGAGTACCTGCATACAGAGGTGGTACAGGCTCAGGTGATGCCGTTTGACAAAGGTACGCTCCAGAATGACAGCACTTTTGCTGATTATTCGGAAAGTAAGTCCGGGAAAGTCTCCATTGTGTCTACACAACCCTATGCCAGGCGTCTGTATTACCACCCAGAGTATAATTTCCAAACGAAAGAAAACCCTCATGCACGTGGTGAATGGTTCAAAGACTGGATGCCTGGAGGAAGTAAGGACGAGGACTGCCAGAAGGCATATAAGCAGATATATAAAAGGATTACGGGGGTGTGATATGGAACTTGCAGATATCAAGGAATGGATCAAGACGCTGGGAGTGGGAAACCACTTTTACATCGGCAAACTGGAAAATAAAAAAGAGCGGTCTATAGGTGTCTATCAGCGTCAGATTTCTGGCGGCGCAAATATAGCCCTGGGCGGTCTGGACAATACAAAGACGGCCAGTAAAGCTGTATCTATCTTAATCCATTGGGATAAATATGCCAATGAGACAGAGGAGGCAGCCCAGGCCCTGTATGACAAGCTTTTACATGTAACAGATTTGGAGATTGCCGAAAAACACGTGGATTACCTGCAGTTGGATGCACCGGAACCCATTGACGTGGGAACGGATGATAACGGCGTGTATGAGCGTGTGATCTGGCTGACACTGTATTACGAAAGGTAGGTAGAAAAATGGCAGGAAAGACAGGAGTATATCCTTGTTATAAAAACCAGTTCCAGGTAGGGGATGCCAAAGAAGGGGCAACCTCTATTGCGGATATGGAAACATTTGGCGTCAAATTTGACAATGGCGTAGAAGAATGGTACCCCTTCGATACGGAAGGATGGGCGCGCAGGCTGGCAACAGCGAAGAGCATCACCATTTCTGTATCCGGGAAAAGAAATATCGGGGATACCGGAAATGACTATGTATTTAATAAGACTTTTAAGAATGGACGGGACGCGGAAGGTTATTTCGGCTGGACATTCCCGGATGGGACGATTATCTCCTGGGATGCTGCAGTTTATAACATCACAAATACGGGGGCAGGTAAATCCACTGAGGTTGGCCCACTTGAATTTGATGTGATGAGCAATGGAAAACCAACGATAACATTACCATCAGGAGGTGACGCATAATGGCAAAGACTATTGACATTACAGACAAACTGGCTTTTGACGAGAATCCTAAACTGGTTGTAAAAGGTAAAGAGCTGGAAGTAAATGCAGACGCTACCACTGTCCTGAAGATTATGGGAATCCTGGGAGATGGTGACAACGTGCAGCCCAATGATGTAGTGAAGATGTATGATCTAATCTTCAGCGAAGCAGACCGTAAGAAGATTGATAAGATGAAACTGCAGTTTTCGGACTTCCAGACGTTGGTCTTTTCGGCCATCGGCCTGATCACCGGCGAGGAAGAATCGGGAGAGTGATGACCCGTACTACGACTTGATAGATGATTTTGGACTTATCATATCATCTTTTCAGACGCAGTACGGGTTACGTTTATCCCGGGAGTTGAATCAAATGAAGTGGGATGAATTTAAAGACATGCTGTCTGGTCTGGGACCCGATACACCGCTTGGCCGGATTGTGTCTATCAGAGCCGAAGATGACCCGGAAATTTTGGAGTATTTTAGCCCGGAGCAGAGGCGCATCAGAATGGAATGGCGGACACGTAGGGCAAAAGCCATGTCTCAAGAGAATATGGAGGGATTTCTGGAATGCATGAAGCAGGCTCTTATTTATGCAGCGGGAGGTGAGCAAGGGTAAATGGCACAGAGTGTAGGCCAGATCGGGCTTGACCTGGTGGTCAATAAAAATCAATTTGAGAAACAGATGTCAGGTATCACAAACCTGGCAAAAAAGGCAGGTGTAGCCCTTGCGTCTGCCTTCGCAGTCAAAAAACTTGTGGATTTTGGTAAGTCCTGTATTGAACTTGGTTCGGATTTGGCAGAGGTCCAGAACGTCGTTGACGTCACCTTCCCGTCTATGACAGCGCAGGTAGATTCTTTCGCCAAGAATGCGGCAGCCAGCTTCGGCTTATCCGAAACAATGGCAAAAAGGTTTACCGGTACCTTCGGGGCTATGGCCAAGGCATTTGGCTTTTCCGAGAAGCAGGCCTATGACATGGGGACTACTCTGACGGGTCTGGCTGGGGACGTGGCGTCCTTTTACAATATCAGCCAGGATGAAGCGTATACAAAACTTAAATCCGTATTTACAGGTGAGACTGAGACATTAAAGGATTTGGGAATTGTCATGACCCAGAATGCCCTGGACGCCTATGCAATGGCCAATGGGTGGGGCAAGACCACACAGGCCATGAGCGAAGCCGAGAAAGTGGCTCTGCGGTATCAGTTTGTGCAGTCTCAACTGACAGCAGCGTCCGGGGATTTTACACGGACTGCGGATAGCTGGGCAAATCAGGTCCGTGTCCTAAAGTTGCAATTTGACAGCTTAAAGGCTACGCTGGGCCAGGGGCTCATAAATGTATTGACGCCCGCTTTGAAGCTGTTGAATCAGCTTCTGGCCAAATTGATGACTGTAGCCACGGCATTTAAGAGCTTCACAGAAATGCTGACCGGAAAGAAGGTGGAGGCCGGTTCTGGCTTTAAGGATACAGCGTCTGACTTGTCGGCGGCTGCGGGTGCAGCCGATTCCCTGACAGATTCCACGGATGGCATAGGAAAGGCAGCGGAGAAGGCATCCAGAAGCCTGATGGGCTTTGATAAGATCAATAAGCTACAGGATAAAAATGCTTCGCTTACTGGAGGAGCAGAGAACATCCCAATAAAAGGCATGGATATCAATTATGGAAATCTGGCTGAAGGGGACACAGTAATTGATGAGCTAGATTCCAAATTCCAAAAAATGTTCCAAAATATCCAAAGGAACATACAGCCAACCATTGATTCCTTTAAACGGCTTTGGAACGAAGGACTACAACAGCTCGGGAAATTCACACAGACAGCTCTGGGAGACTTTTTTAGTGGTTTTCTAGGGAAAGTGGCTAGTTGGCTTTTCCAGACAGGTATCCCTGGATTTGTTGATGCTTTGAATGAAGGTCTGATGGCCATTAAATTTGATGATATCAACGAGGCACTGCGTGGGCTGTGGGATGCATTGGCACCGTTCGCCATCAATGTAGGGGAAGGGTTGCTGTGGTTTTGGCAAAACGTGTTAGTGCCGTTGGGAGTATGGACAGCCAATGAGGTAGTACCGCGTTTTCTGGACACACTGTCCATAGCGATAGAGGCATTTAACCATATCCTGGAGGCATTGCAGCCGTTATTTCAGTGGTTTTGGGATACTGTATTGCAGCCGCTTGCAAGTTGGGCCGGAGGTATCTTTTTGTCTGTATGGGACAAGATTAACGGGGCGCTGCAGAAGTTCAGCGACTGGTGTAAAGAACACCCACAAGATGTACAGGATATTACCCTGGTCATTGGTTCTTTTTTTGCAGCATGGAAATTCGGAAAGCTAATATCAGGATTAAATGAGTTTGTTGGGAAATTTGCAACTAATATGACTTTGGCAATTATGAAAGCGGGAGGTTTAAAAAACGCGCTGGTCAAATTGCTTGCAGGATTTAACCCGATTATCTTAATAATAGGTGCTTTAATTGCAATAGGAGTTCTCTTATATAGACATTGGGATGAAATAAGTGCTAAAGCTATTGAGATATGGGGTGGAATTAGAGACTGGTTCGATTCCGTAACGAAAAAGATTGGAGAGTTCTTCTTACGGCTATGGTCTGGTATTGCTGATACCTTTAAAAGTGTGGGTTCCTGGTTTAAGCAGAAATTTACATCTGCATCTGACGGGATTAAAAGCGCATTCTCCAGCGTTGGGAATTTCTTTTCGGGTATTTGGAGTGGCATCAAAAATACTTTTTCCAATGTGGCGGATTGGTTCAGGGATAAGTTTTCAGCAGCATGGAAAGCTGTAAAGGATGTTTTTTCGTCTGGAGGAAAAGTATTCGACGGTATCAAGGACGGCATCTTAAATGGTCTGAAATCAGTCGTGAATGCCTTGATCAGCGGGATCAACAAAGTTATCAAACTACCTTTTGATGGATTAAACTCAGCTCTTAAAAGGCTAAAAAAGGTTGATATCATGGGACTGAAGCCTTTTGGCTGGCTCCCGTCCATCAAAGTGCCGCAGATACCAAAACTGGCACAAGGCGGTTTTGTGAAAGCTAACACCCCACAGCTTGCTATGATAGGCGATAACCGCCATTACGGTGAGATAGTGGCGCCGGAAGACAAACTGCAGGCTATGGTCAATGAAGCGGTCAGGGCCGCGGGCGGCAGCGGGTTATCTAAGGCAGATGTGGAAGCCATCGTCAACAGTGCAGTGACCAGGTTCATCGCTGCCGTTGGGAAGATGGGATTCTTTGTGGATGGTGAACTTTTGGCCAGGGCGCTTGACAGGGCACTGGAAAATGCAAAGTACCGCCAAAATCCGGTAGAGGTGACATAAATGGCAGATATTTTAAGATCAGGAGGCGTGGTGCTGCCGGCACCCGTCTCCATTTCTGTTAATGATGAGATCATATGGACTTCCGACACGGGCCGTACAATGGACGGAACGATGGTTGGAGACCCGGTTGCGAATAAAAAGACTGTAAGTATCAAATGGGGTGTGCTCCCGGAATCAGATGTAGCGCTTATCAAGCGGACACTGGTTGCGGGGTTTTTTCCTTTCACCTTCAGGGATGACGGTATCAATGTAACGATAGAAGTATACCGGGGGACCATATCAAAAGAACAGATAGGCCGCCTGGGGGACGGGATATTTTGGTACCGCAGTGTTACGGTGGATATTATACAGAGGTGATGACATGGTAAGGACAAGTATGGATTACAGACGGGCTGTTGTACAGGACAGGATATTTCATGTACGGGCAGTGATGCAGTTTCCGGATGGGACAGAGACGGTGTTGACAAACACAGAACTGATGGCAGATGGGCTGACTATCAAGACTGGTGTATCCAGTACGGACAGTTTTGATATTGGTTCCGCATCTATTGGGGAGTGCACGCTGCGCCTGGATAATACGGATGACAGGTTCAACACCTACGATTTTGAGGGGGCTGTCATCAATATCAGCATTGGCCTGCAGCTATCAGAGGACAAGATCGAGTGGATACCAAAGGGCATATACACGGCGGAGCCGGGAAAATTCACGGGTGCGGTCATCTCTGTCACAGCTTATGACAACATGGCGAAATTTGACCGGCCATATTCGGACAGCCATTTAAAATATCCGGCCACCCTTGGGCAGATCGTAGCCGATGCCTGCAGTGTATGTGGTGTGGTACAGGCATCCGCAGATTTTCCGAACCGCAATTACACAGTGAAAGAACGGCCTACAGATGAAGCGCTGACCTTCAGACAGGTGCTGACCTGGGTGGGGCAGATAGCCTGCCGTTACTGGAAGTGTGACGCATATGGCCGGTTGACGTCAGGATGGTATGACACTGCCGTATTTGGGCGTCATAATGGCATAGATGGCGGTGTGTTTGACGATGGGACCCCATCCTATCAGACTGGTGACAGTGCGGATGGCGGCAGTTTCCTGCCTTGGACAGATGGAGACAGCCTGGATGGGGGAACGTTTGACAGCTTGCAGGAATACCACCATTTATATGCCTTAAACAGTATAAGTGTTGCTACGGATGACGTGGTGATAACCGGGATCAAGGTGACTGAGGCGCAGGACACCACTGTGCAGGATGCCCCAGCATCTTATATGACAGGTGTGGAAGGTTATGTGCTGGAGATAAAGGATAATGATTTTATTCGCAAAGGTAGCGGTAAGACGGTCGCTGATTATTTAGGCGGCTGCCTGATAGGGATGAAATTCCGTCCAGTGTCTATCTCTTGCCTGTCAGACCCTGCCATAGAGGCAGGAGACCCGGCAATCGTGACAGATTATAAGCAGAACACCTATCAGTGCTATATTACAAATACCACCTACCAGATAGGTAATTATCAGTCGGTGTCCTGTGACGCAAAAACACCGGCCCGTAACAGTGCATCCAGGTTTACAGAGGCTACACAAGCCTTTGTAAAGGCAAAGAAAAATACTAAAGTACAGATAAATGAGTATAACAAAGCGGTGCAGGCCCTGACCAGTTTGATCACCCAGTCTTTTGGTGTATATAAGACGGAGGAAAAGCTGGAGGATGGCAGCACCATTTTTTATATGCACAATAAACCAACGCTGAAGGAATCAGACACCATTTGGAAGATGACAGCGAACGCCTTTGCCGTGTCTACGGATGGAGGAAAGACTTGGAATGCCGGTATGGACAGCCAGGGAAATGCCGTGGTCAATGTCCTGTCCGCTATAGGCATCCGTTTCGACTGGGCGAGGGGTGGTACCCTTACATTAGGCGGGGAAAACAATGTAAACGGTGTGCTGCGCATTCTGAATGCGTCAGGTAAGGTTATCGGTACTTGGAATAAAGATGGTGTGCACGCAGAAGGGGTCTTTAGTAATTTAGTAGATGGGACAGGCATCAAAATCAATAACAAGAGGGTTGAATTTTACAATGCGGGTAAGTTATCAGCAATCATGACAGCTGTATCTGGTGGAGGAATAGCAATCCAGTCCTTTGGATCTGCATCAAAGTTTTCTTTTGTTTGCACAGATGACAGCGGCAATAACTCATATCCGTTATTGGCAGATAAAGACGGCCTGGCAGGGAAATTTAAAGCTGGGAAAACAGGGAAGGCTGAGTTTTCCGACGGGAGCTGGCTGCAGTTTAATGGCGGGATACTTGTTGGTGGAAGGACCGCCAGTGGAACCACTTTTTAAGAAGGAGACAGAAATATGGCACTTATAATAAGCAATGCATATCTGTCTCAATCGCAAATGACAGATAATGCACAGTATATCGCTGATTATCTCATCAATAAGGGCTGGACCAGGAATGCTATTGCGGGAATACTCGGAAATATGCAGCGCGAGTCCACACTCAACCCTGGATTATGGGAATCCCTTATTTACGGCAATATGTCAGGTGGATATGGCCTGGTGCAGTGGACACCGGCAACGGGTTACACATCATGGGCGGATGCCAGGGGATATCCCTGGGGAAACAATTACGGCAATACGACAGCATATTTTAACGGGCAGTTGGAATGCATTTTATGGGAAGTGGCAAACAACCAGCAATGGATCGCCACTTCCTCTTTTAATTTCTCGTTTTCTGCGTTTACAAGATCTGCAGAGAGTCCGGAATACCTGGCGGAAGCGTTCATGCGGAACTATGAAAGACCGGGAGTGCTGGCACTAGAGGAAAGAAGGCAGAATGCACGGTACTGGTTTGAAAACCTGACTTACGGAAGCTCGACGGTTATCAAAAATGCTGTGGAGTGGGCGGTCGCAATCGCGAATGATAATTCCCACGGATATTCACAGGACAATCGCTGGGGGCCGGATTACGACTGCTCATCACTTTTGATCTCGGCGTGGCAACAGGCTGGTGTCCCGGTTAAAGATAAGGGGGCATCATACACCGGAAATATGTATGACGCGTTTATTGCCTGCGGATTCCAGGACGTGACAAACAGCGTAGATATGGCATCCGGAAGTGGCATCATATACGGTGATGTGCTCCTTAATCATGTGAACCATACAGCTATGAGCATTGGTAATGGCAGGATGGTGCAGGCATCATCAAACCGTGGAAACCCGCAGACAGGGGACCAGGATGGCACAGAAATATGGACATGCAGTTATTATAACTATCCCTGGAACTGTGTGCTGCGTTATCCAGGCGGCAGTACGCCACCGACGCCCACGGGGGTGTCACTGGTACGCTGGATACCAGGATAAGGGTAAGGAGGTGAACCAATATGGCAATACAGGATAGGCGGGGCGATTTTGACCACTTTGACCCTCAAAAGATGCTGCCAGGGGAATGGGCTGTAGTCTTGAGGGGAGACCCTAATGTGAGGGATGGGAAAGCAACTTATGTATGTTTTTCCGCTGGTGTCGTTAAGCGCCTCATGACAGAGGAAGACCTGACCATAGAGTTAGATGAGCGGACACAGGAGATCATCAACAGGCTTGTCGGTGAGGTTGGGGCGGCTGTAAAAGATGCGGTGGAAGCAACGAAATACGCTGACAATGCCGGACAGCTTGCCAATACACAAGCACAAGCCGCAGAGGCTGCCGCAAATCGGGCTAACGCTACTGCCGACGACTTGGAGCGGCGCAGACAGGCCGGGGAGTTCAACGGTCCGGCAGGTCCACAAGGTCCGATAGGCCCAACTGGTCCGGCAGGACCACAGGGGGCGCAAGGTATCCAGGGACCAAAAGGAGACAAAGGTGATAAAGGTGACCGGGGTGGGGATGCTGCAGTTGTAGAGAGTAAAGGTGTCTATGCCTTCCAGGTGCGGGAAGACGGACATCTTTATATAGTATACGCTGGCACAGATGCCCCGGGATACAAAATAGATGATAATGGCCATCTGGTCATGATCTTATAAGGAGGTAGAGAATTATGCCCGAACTTGATTTAGGCAATGTGATGGGACCGCAGGGGCCGAAGGGAGCTACAGGAGCGACCGGCCCTCAGGGTCCGGCAGGTCCAGCCGGTCCAACAGGTCCACAGGGGCCAAAGGGGGATAAAGGTGATGCAGGGGACACAGGGCCGCAAGGGCCACAAGGGCCGACCGGTAAAGTGGATGCGTCTACCCCTATCGCGTTTTCAGATGCGACATCCAGGGAGGCATTAGCTACAGGAAATTCCATAACGGTTTTGTTTGGTAAAATATCCAAGTGGCTGAAGGACATGAAGTATCTTGCATTTAACCGCGTGATTGATTTGGCCAATAAGGTTACACCTGATAGTACGGATGCTTTTTTGCTGGAAGAATCCACAGGAACGGGAAAGAAGTTGTTATTTTCCAACTTTTTGACTTATCTGCAGAATGAAGTTAAGCCAAAAACAACGGCGAGCAATGTGGTATATACAAAGGCGGATGGAACGGCGAGCAATATGCAGACCGCTTTAGGAAATGCACAGACCGCTTTAGGAAATGCACAGACCGCTTTAGGAAATAAAGCAGAGAAATCCCATACTCATGATGACAGATATTATACAGAGAGTGAAATGAATACGAAGTTGAAAACTAAAGCGGATACATCGCACACACATAACGCCATCAAGACGAAGTCAGGTTCAAATAGCCTTCAGCTTGATTGGGTTCTGGAGGGTGGAACATGGAAGCTAAAACTATATATTGACGGGTCATTCATTAAAACTCTTTAATAATGCAGAAAATCAGAAATAGAAAGGTGAAAGATATGGGAAAAATCAGATTAGCCAATGGACAGGAACTGGAAATTATTGCAGATGGGATTCAGGCATTTGGGAATACCCTTGTTTTGAGTTTAGTGCCTGGAGATAAAAACATCATGGAATATGAGACGCTGCTGTCTGAAGCAGCGAACACAAGTAAAATCCAGGTGATTGATTACAACGATGAGGTATTTAAAATCTATTCTGGGTATACAAAAATGCAGAAGATTGAAAAGCAGATGGAAACTGTTGTGGATTACACACAGGATGAAGAAGGGAATCCAGTGCCAGTTAATGGAGTTGCTATCATTGTAGAGCTGCAGAGGCCGGATGAAACAGAAGCCCGTATAGCCTCTTTGGAGGAAACCGTGGACAAACTGGTGCTTGATAGCCTGGGGATTGCGTAAGGAGGTATGCGACATGTTTGAGACGATTACAAGACTGTATAGAAAGACCAGAAATGCAGAGGTAGTAGAAAAGGCAGCTGCAAAGGGCTGGATCAGCCAGGAAGAAAAGACAAGCATCCTTGCTGGTTAATCTTCCAGGCGGGAAGGAGACGGCAATGATAATCGCAAGATTTTGTAGTGATGGGCAATATTATAAAACAATATATGGACTGGCGCAGTGGGATTATGGCCAAACGCTGCAGGTGTACGGCCTGCAGCTCCCTGACCAGGGAGAGGTGCATTTGACAGAGGAATTCGGCAGTCTGGCCTTTACTGTTCGGGGAATCCGGCAGAAAGATGGCAGTACATCTGCAAGTATTCCGGACATCCTGCTTCAGAGCGGTAAAAACATTTTGGCACATATATATGTTTGTGATGATAAACAGGGCGAGACCTTGCGGACGATCCTAATGCCTGTGAAAAAACGGGCGAAGCCTGAAAATTACATCGGAACTGGACTAACACCTATGCAAGAAATCTTTCGTGAGCTGAGTAGCCGTGCAGATGACATGACATTGCAGGATGGGGTGTTACAGCTTATGTCCGGAGGGCAGGCCATTGGCTCTCGGATTCGGCTGCCAATCAGGGAGCGGGAGATCGAGATGCAGAAGACCAGCACAGCCATTGAGTGGCGTTATACCGACAGTAATGAGTGGAACAGGCTGGTGGCCCTGGAAGATATCCGGGGACCGGCAGGAGAGACCCCGGAATTTGAGATCAGAGACGGCCATTTAATCGCGGTATATCAAAAGTAAAGGAGAGATAAGACATGGCAAGAGAAGTTGATTTAGGCAGTATTGTAGGACCACAGGGAGCGCAGGGGCCACAGGGACCGGCAGGCCCGCAGGGGTTGAAAGGTGATACCGGAGCAAAAGGAGAGACAGGAGCTCAAGGTCCACAGGGGATACAGGGAGAGACTGGACCGACAGGACCGAGGGGCGCAACGGGTGCCACCGGTGCAAAAGGTGCGGATGGTGCAACATGGCTGTTCGGCACGGCAACCCCGACAACCCAGGGAAAAGATGGTGACTTTTATCTCAATACTGCTAATTTTGATGTTTATAAGAGAGCATCAGGAGCCTGGGCAAAGACAGGTAACATCAAAGGAGCCACGGGTGCCCAGGGACCGAAAGGAGATATCGGAGCGACCGGCGCCACAGGTCCTCAGGGACCAAAGGGCGATACCGGTGCCACAGGTCCAAAAGGAGCTACAGGCTCTACAGGCCCCCAGGGACCTGCCGGTGAGGCTTTCACGATCGCAAAGACCTATGCAAGTATCAGCGCCATGAACAGCGGATATGCGTCGGATGGTATCAAGGTCGGTCAGTTTGTCATGATTGACACTGGTAACGTAAACGATGCCGACAATGCAAAACTGTATGTAAAAGGAGCGTCAGCATATACCTATATCACAGATTTGTCCGGTGCAACAGGTATGACAGGCCCCCAGGGAGCAAAAGGTGCAACCGGCGCCACGGGTCCGCAGGGCCCGACTGGTCCGAAAGGAGACAAAGGAGACGCTTTCACCTATGATGACTTTACATCAGCCCAGTTAGCAGCATTAAAAGGTGCTAAAGGTGATACTGGTGCAACTGGCCCGCAGGGACCAAAGGGGGATAAAGGTGATGCAGGGGCAACAGGGCCGCAGGGAGCAACAGGAGCCCAGGGCCCACAGGGACCAGCCGGAGCGGATGGCAAGACACCGACCTTTGAGATCCGGAGCGGACATCTGTATGCAATCTTTGAGTAAGGAGGGACCTGCATGGAAACAATCATTTCGGCTTGCATCTCTGCAGGTGTAACTCTGCTTGTCTGCCTGATCAGCAATCGCGGCCAACAGGAAAAGACCAGAGCTCTGCTGGAGTATAAGCTGGAGGAACTCACAAAACGGGTAGATAAGCATAATAATGTAATAGAGCGTACATATGAGCTGGAACAGAAGCTGTGTGTGCAAGAAGAACAGATGAAGATCGCAAATCATAGGATTGAAGACCTGGAGAAGAAAGGAGGATGATTATGGATCAGATTATGAATTATGTAAAACCAGAACTGCTGGTGTTGGCCGTGGTGCTTTATTTTGTAGGTGTGGGCATGAAGAAGACAGAGGCAATTGCAGATAAGTATATCCCGATATCTCTTGGAGGACTGGGAATCCTGCTGTGCGGTATTTGGGTGGTTGCCACCTGCCCATTGAGCGGGATGCAGGAAATCGCAATGGCAGTGTTTACGGCGATTGTCCAGGGCATACTGGTGGCTGGATTATCGACCTACGTCAACCAGGTAATTAAGCAGCATAACAAAGAGGAGTAGAGGGCGAGTAATCGCTCTCTTTTAATTTGCGCCGGCGCAACCGGCAGAAAGGATTTGACTATGAGAAAATTATCAACAATTCAGAAAAAAGAGAAATTAAATGAAGTATTCGCGGTAGATGAGCAGGGACCAGGAGGCGCAAATCATCTGTATATGGTTTGCAAAGCGGAAGAGGCGAGGTTGGATGATGACGCAAGTTCGATCAGTGTCGACCCTAATGCCGTGATGTGCACTATACAGCTGCAGTGTGGGCCGCGCAAAGAGGATAAATCTACCCACGGTGTAATTGACAGCGATCTGTTGGAAATCGTCAGAGACCGCCTGAAATCCTTCCAGGCAGGGCCGTATGCATCTCGGGAGAATGCCTGCGCCCTTACCCATATAGAGGAGGCTCTTATGTGGATGAACCGTAGAGTAGAGGACAGGATTGAACGGCAGGTGCTGGGAACTTACAATAAATAAGATTTACGCGGCAAAACGCCGAAGAAAGGAGTAACACATGACAAAGACAGAGGCAATAAATAAGATGATTCAGACCGCCAAGGCGGAGGTTGGTTATCTGGAAAAGCATAGCAATAGCAGTCTGGACAATAAGACCGCAAACGCCGGGGATAATAACTACACAAAATATTGGCGTGACATCAAACCCTCTTACCAGGGCCAGCCTTGGTGTGCAGCATTTGTGAGCTGGGTACTGATGCGGGCATTCGGGCAGGCCGCCGCGGAAAAGATGCTGAAGCATTGGCCCTATGTATATGTACCTACACTTGCCGCGAATTTTACCAACTACGCCAATCCGCAGGTTGGTGATATCGTGATGTTTAAGCATGGCGGCGTATTTACTCATACAGGCATTGTAACGGGTGTTAATGGTGATTATTTTACCACTGTAGAGGGTAATACCAGCGGGGGCAGTACGATCATTGCCAACGGCGGTGGGGTATGCAGCAAGGGGTATTACAACAGCAATCTGCCTGGGACAAAGTTTGCAAGGCTTGATTGGAGTATTGTAGCTGGACAGGCCTCTTCTGGCACATCCACTGTGGCAGATATACCGATCAGCATGGGTGCTAATGGCCTTACGATCACAGGTAATAACCTCAATGTCAGGAGAGAGCCAAATGGTCAAATTGTTGGACAGCTGAATAAAGGTGACCGCATCGGATGCGATAAGCGCCGCTGGGTAGGCAGTACGTGCTGGTTCCACTACGCTGACGGCTGGGTGTCCGGGGATTACCTGGACGGCTGGATCTGCGAAGCGGGAAAGTGGTGGTACATTATCGCCGGCTATAAGTACCCGAAGAGTGCCTGGAAGCAGATCGGCGGTACATGGTATTATTTTGACGCAAATGGATGGATGATGACCGGATGGGTGCAGGATAATAAAAAGTGGTATTACCTGAAAGCGTCTGGAGCAATGGCGGCGGATGAGCTGGTAAGGACAGGCGGAAAGGTATACTACGTGGATAAGAACGGCAAAATGTGCTTTACGGACAGCTCTGGAGCACTCAGATAACATGACAGGATGCGGCATAAAGCTGCGTCCTATTTTATTACTACAAAATAAAACGAAAGGATGATTTTATGTTAGTAGAGATCAAGAAAATGAACAAGGAAGAAGTAACAGTTGTCACGAGCCTCGATGTAGCGGAGACATTTGAAAAAAATCATCGTGATGTAATGGAGTCTATAAGGAATATAGGAGAAGCTATAAGTACAGCGGAATTTTCCGCTCTATTCTATTTAGATTCTTATAAAGCCTCTAATGGAAAAACAAATCCCATGTATCTTATGACAAGAGATGGATTCACCTTGTTGGCTATGGGATACAATGGCGATAAGGCCATGAAATTTAAACTTGCGTATATCAAACAGTTTAATGAAATGGAAAAAGTATTGATCGGCAAACAGAAAGAGCGCGAGAAAGGCATTGCTGTCAGGCAGGCTCTGACGAATGCTTTACAGCAGTCACAGGAAAATGAACGGATGCACGGGCATGCTTATTCCACATATACGAATATCATATATAAGGCGGTATTCGGAAAAGATGCAAAACATCTCCGCGAAGAATATGGCCTATCCAAAAAGGAGAATCTTCGGAATTATTTTAGTGAGGAAGAACTGAAGGCTGTACAATCAGTTGAAATGATCGTGAGTGGTTTGGTGAACTGCGGGTGGGGATATGACCAGATCAAGGAGTTCGTGCTGAACCAGAATCTAAAAATGCTGGCGGCCTGATACGTGGACAAGTCTGGTAAGATGTGTTATACTGATAAAACAGGAGCACTACTGTAACTATCAACGCACAGAGGGCAACTGTAAAACGCTGTAAGGCCCCGAGTCTCCCGCCGGGGCCTTTTTAGTGGCCATAAAAAAGAAAAGAGACTATGCGTAAATCACAGCCTCTTTTCATAAAAGAAGGAAACGAAGGGTTTTTGTTTACTTTTATGATAACGCTTGGAATCTCTGATGTCAAGTACAAAACAGCCGACACCATTACAGCGCCGGCCGTTCTGCGACGAAAAAGAATATTCATACCTCTGGTTGCAAATATAATGATACAACATAATTGGGATTAGAGCAATAGATAATCGTGGACAGTTTTCGACATTACGCCAACATATGTCGTTTGTATCTATATCCTATGGGACGTTCCTCGGGATATGCCTTGTAATATAGGTACAGGGCATACTGTACGGATATGCTGCCGTGTGCGGGTAACTCAGGGTTCTTCTCCAATGCCGCATTATATAATAAGTAGGCATCGTGATTTTCATATACAAGATTATTCTTCATTCGTGCCACCTTCTTTCAAAAACAGAACATTTGTTTGCCATATGCTTAATTATACGAACATATATTCTGTTTGTCAACTGTATAAAATCACCATTGACAGATATCGCAAAATACTATAAAATACCTAATGTATCAATTTCGTATCACGAGATTCTTACAAACCCAGCATTTATGCGGTTCCGTGGCAGTTAGGTAACATGACTTTTAATCAAGTTGTCCGGGGTTCGAATCCCCGATGCTTCACTATTTTAAAGGTGGCTTAAACCCAGTATTTATAAGGGTTTGAGCCATTTTTTGTTGTCTTTAGTTGCCTTTCTATGACTGTCCATAAATGGCATTTAAATGTATCATTTTGGTGTCATGGAAGAGGTAATGTATCATTTTCGTATCACATAAATGCGTCTTCTACGGCTCCTGCAGCGTCCTCTTTATCCAAGACAATATGATTGTACACTTCTATTACCATTCGCTCTGTATCACCCAGTAATTCCGCAATTTTTTTAATGCTGACCTTTGGTATTTGGTAACATAGGTTGGTACAATAGTTATGCCTAAACACATGGGCCGTCAGACCGGTTATCTGCTCATCTGATGCCGCTTGCATGTTCTTAATGATCCTGGCCCACATCTTGTCATAGCTACTTTTCGTCATCGGCTCTCCGTTTCTCATTACGAAAAGCTGAGTGCGCCTAAGGGATTTGACATAGTTCTCAATCACCGGAAAGATCATAGACGGTATAGGGACAGTACGATTACCATTGTCCGTCTTCGGCCCTTTTGGTTGGGGTTTGTCATCCACGAACTTATGAGCCTTATTTACTGTCAGGAGATGTCTTTTCAGATCTACGTCAAACTTGGTCAAAGCCAGAGCTTCTCCACGTCGTAGTCCGCATCCAAATAAGATATACACAAATACTTTATCCTGTGTGGATAACTCTGCTTTAAACAGAGCTTTTTGTTCATAATCCATCAGCGGTCGCTTTTCGGTTGGGCGATACTTTATCACGTCCATATTATTACAGATATCCTCAAATACGTTGGCGGCAAAGAGCCGATCAGAGACAGCGGACCGCAGGACCTGCTTAAATGTGATCTGGATCTGCTGCTGAGTACGCTTTTTATCGCTGGTGCTGGTCATTAGCATCTGATAATGCACTCGGCCTATGTCTTGCAGCTTGACGCCTTTTAAAATCACAAAATGCTTGTCTATGATATTTTTGTACATTGCTTGGGTGTTGGTCTCTTTGCTGGCCTTGTACACCTGCAACCACGCCTTGGCGTAATCTAAAAATGTTACGTCTGATATACGCAGGTGTTTACGCATCTCCACGTCCTGGTTGAACTGGTTTACTTTGTTCTCCAGATCCTTGCTGCTCTTTTTACTGCGCAAGGTCACGTAGTGCTTTGTGCAGTCATCATTGTAACCACCGTCCCAGACGCGTGTTTGAAAGTATCCGTTTTTCTGCTTGGTATATTTTGCTTTTGCCATGATATCATCCTCCTTAAAAATGGGTGCAAAAAAGACAGATGGTCTCTTGCCACCTGTCACCGAAGATGATACAATATAGTTGTGAGTCTATATGTAGTATCTCTCCGGAGATATGGCCGTCCTGGTGCTGGTAACACTGGGGCGGTTTTACTATTTGACATTTCGGTATATTTTGTTATAATATACTTAACAAGACAGCCGACAGGTAGGTGCACGCTACCCGTCCCGGCGAATCAGTTTTAAGCTATAGAAATAGCCGTCCACTTTTCTCAGGAGCAGGACGGCTATTTTTTATGTATCTGAACAATCAGTACGATAATACCTGTTATCATGATGATAAAGGTAAAGAGGTCACTATAGGTCACGTACATAAGCACCACCCCTTTCCGCAAGACTCGGAGCGGGATAGAGAGCCGCCTGTTCGGCTGCCTGGGTGAATATATTATTTGGGGAGGCCCCTGCTGGTGATGCAGAGGCCAGTTTCGGGCAGATTATTCAAAGTAACAATCTTTAAGTACCACATTTCCAAATTTACCATCACATTTTCCTACTAAGGTAATTGAATCCCCTTCAGAAAGCTCCATCACTTTTTTGATTTGGTCATCATCGGAAAAATAGCATTGTACGGAAGTGATTTTATACTCGTCAGCATTAGCAAAAGTTACATATACTTCTTCAAGAATATCTTTACCGATGCTTCCAACTGTACCAGTAAGACGCATCATTTTTCCATCGTAAAGTTCATCACCACGCACTTCATTTGCTTCATAATCAGTTAACAAAGTATTAGGGTCAATTTCCATTATTTCTTCCTGCGGTTCAGTTTCTTCTTTTTCTGTGTTATCTTCTGTAGCGGTAGATTCAGTGGTATTTTTTGCAGTGGTATCATTCTTTTCTTTCTTCTCATCATCTCCTATTATGGAACCAATTGCCGCTAAGATAACGAACACACATACCACCATTAGAATTGTTTTCAGACAACTCCCTTTTTTCTTTTCTTTGCTCATAAAAATCCTCCTCTTATCGAATAGTATTTTATTAAAACGCCGAAGCGAATTAATCTATTTCAGACGCAACTCAATAAGTTCCTCCGGATATCCGGTACACTGACAAAATTGCTCTATTGTATACCCTGAAAACTCTCGTAACATTTCGTCGTCAATCAGCAAATACGCTGCGAAACGATTTGCACGACGCTCACTTTTTGAATTTAACAACAAGGTTCTATTCCGAATAAAATAACAATTCTCTTTCCTGTCATAGATAGCATGAGCCAATTCATGAGACATCACAACTTTGGATTCAATGTCCTCAAGCTTGTTACTAAGAAAAATGTACCTGTGATTTTTAAGAAACATGTAGTAACCTTCGTGCCTGCAATTCCCAATCTGGTAGAGCACGTTTAAATTATCAGCAATCACGAACGGGTCGTTTGTGCCAAATTTTTTCTTGTAGTATGCTATCAAGCATTTTATTTGTTCGATTTCTCCCATGAACTCACCTACTTTTTATATTTCTTGGGAGTGTATTTCTCCTTGTTTATTAATTTTAGTCGTCGTAATGCAATTTCAAGTTCATCTCTAAACAATTCTGCAGATTCCGGATCCAGAGGTTCACCATCATATGCCGCAGGCCCTTCTTCACCAGAAGTAAGCTTTTTCATAATAGAATCCAAATCATTTTTGATATCTCGTTCATCCCTTGTATTCAATTTTTGTTCTTGTTTTTGAATAGTATCAGCACTACCTGTAAGCTCGTCAATAGTGACACCCAGTAAGTCAGCGATTTGCTGCAACTTATCAATACCGGGTTTATTTTTATTAAATTTGTAGATAGAACTTCTGGCAAATCCTAATTCCTGTTCTAGTTTATTGATTGAATATCCTTTTGTCTTAGCTATACCTCGTATCTGTTCATATAATCCCATATTATTATACCTCAAAATTTTGCGCATTTTATACTTGACATACGTAAAATCTTGTGTATAATAAAAGTATGAGTTACGCAAGATTTTGCGAATGCATAGTAAAAGTGATATTTTATTATTGGTTGTTGGTACTTCTAATTTTAGAATATTTTACGCAAAATGTCAATATTTTATCTCAAAATTTTACGTAGTCATGAAAAATTATCATAAGAGGAGGTGAAAAAGGTGATTTACCAAAAAGTCAAAAAGGCTTGTAGCGACGCAGGGATAAGCGTTACAGCTTTAGAGAGTAAGCTAAATTTTCCCCGAAGTAGTATTTGTAAATGGGATGAGAACATTCCAAGTGTGCTGAAGATTTATGAGGTGGCAAAGGAATTAAATAAGCCAATTGAGTATTTCTTGGAAGAGTAGAAGGAGGTAGAGAAATGAGTTTTAGAGGACCGAGAGGTGCGAAGTTTTTCCCAGGAGCACATTATATCGAAGATATTACAAATGAGGTCGAACGTATATTTCTAGTAAGGCGGGAAGATATCATTTTTGGATTCGATAAAAACCCGCCATTGGAAACACCGTGCATGGTATATGTATTATTTGGCGGAGGAGCTGTTGAGTATCTGTATAAACAGGGAAGTGGATGGGTCAATTGGAACTACCTGGAGTAAATAGAGCAATAATATTATCAATCCCTTCATGAGAAATTTCCGGTGTTAAAGTCTTCCAAATGCGAAGCTGCTCAAGTAAAGGTTTTTCATCTTTTATGTTACATAAATAAGGAACTGCTTGCCATAACCCATCATGGGAATTAAAAATCGGAAGAAGATTGTTGGCAATATAACGATTATGCATTCTGTGGTATTCGCCATCTTTTTCTAAAAATTTATGACTAATGGGTGAATCAGGGTCTGAGAGATCAGGTAAATTAAATGAATGAAATTCGTTTTTGGTTGAATCCACATAAGAAAAAATTTTATCTGCATATTCGGGCTGCTTAAGTAATGAGTGTGTTTTCCAATAAGAGGCAAGACGATACATAAAGAACAAAGATGCAGATTCACATATTGATTCTTCAAACCATCTTAAAGAATGAATAACCTCATGAGGGATAAGGTAATGGCAAAGCTCATGGCAAAATTGATAAGCAAGTTGGCTCCAATAGACATATGTACAACTAATGTATAGCGTTTTGGCGTCCCTATCGGTATGTATGTCCTCTGACGTAGAATCATTAATCAAAGTAAACTGGGGTATATGATTAAGTGCAAAGGCATTTTTGTAAAGAGCGATAATGGAAGCAACTATTGCTTCAGTGTCTTCCATATTAGGCCGATAGGCTTTTTCAACCAAGGTAAAGCCATATGATGATTTAAGAGAATTATCGTTATCCATTATAAATTCCTCCCGTAGGTTTTTAAGCATAATTGCTTATAGATACATTATACAGGATGGATAATAGAAAGACAACATGAGGAAGCTCAAAATCCTGGCCGATTACTTCGGCGTGCCAATTGAGTATTTCCTGGAAGATGAGAAGGAGGTGAGAGAGATGAAGACAGAAATTAGAGTATCTCAAGTTGAATCACGTTTGTTGATAGAAGTTGATGGTGAAATTCTACCAGATATTTTTAGCGAATACAGATGGGAAAGCTCCAATACAGGAAAATCAGAGCTTTCCTTAACTATTCGAGGCGATGTCAGTGTATCTGAGTTGTCAACCAGCCTAAAAGTGCAGAAGAGATAGAACCTGTAATCCAGTATGTTTGGGCTAAATTGCATCATCAAGACAGACTCTAGCAAAGAGTTTTCCCAAATCAGTTATATCAAAAAGTTGTAAGGGGGCAAAAAATGCAGAAGCTAAAAATATTTCTGGTTGAATGGGGGATTCCGGTTCTGTCAGGTATCGTTGGAAGTTTTATAGGAATCGCAATTGCTAAGATGATAGGCATAATGTGAGTAAATTTGTTATAACAGCAATGACTATGGGAAATAGAGGAGGTGAGAGAAATGGAAATCAGGAAACTAGAGATAGATTTTGATACTGGAGTTTTAAAAATTAATGACAGGGAGATAAATGAATATCCTATTCTTGCAACTCTTCCCGGCCCCGACGGATGGGTGCAGCGAAAATTGTTTAATCCAGAACTTGCCACCGGGAACAAGGAAGAGTGTGATCGGTTAGATGTCACTTACAGGCCGTCTAAAAGTACGCTTTTATAAAATTGAGTATTTCTTAGAAGAGTAGAAGGCCAGATGGACGGAATGACAAAAAGAAATGAATGAGGTGAGGAGAATGGAAGATTTGCCGTGGGATGACAACTTGAGCAAAGCACATAAGTGGAGCAAACAAGCAAAGGTTATATCTATATGTGCTTTGCTGATAAGTGTTACATCTTTGTTTATAAGAATATTTGGACTACTCCAATAGCAACAGAAACTATAAGAGAAACGATGGCAATTATCTTTGAAATAAGAGCTTCTTTTTTAGCGGCAACCGTTTCTGCTTTTGCCATATCAAGCTGTTCGTTAAGTGTCGCTGAGATTTCATTTAATTGTTTTTCGTAAGATGACTTTATATCATCAGCCATTTTTGCTAAAACTGAATCTTCATACCCCGGAAGTCTTGATTTAGTTTTCACAAATAATAGTTCCGGAGGTTCAATTTTAGGAACATCAAATTTAGGCATTGTAACATCATATTTTGGAATCTCAATGTTAATCTTTGGAGGATGAACGTCAAACTTCAATTATGATTCTCCTTCTGTTTTACTTGGCCTGGCGGGGCCTGTAAGTACATTATAGACAGGGGAGTGTAATAAAACAAGAGGAGGTGTAACGATGGAATTTCCAAAGAAAATAATGTATCAAAAGGAATTAGTCCAGATGGGATTCCCGGAGAAAATGCTGCGCAGAATCAGCCATGAAAAAGGCCAAAAGGTAGCATATAAGGTCAATCCCAATAACAAGACAAGCCCAACCTTGTTTGACACGGACGAGCTCCAGAAATATCTCATCCGACAGAACCGGGCGGCTGATCTGGCAAGGCAAAGGGGGTGCGTGATGTAATGCACTACACCACAGTAAAAGACGCCGCGATCTGTACCGCCCTTGCCGCATCAACCGGATTTTGGCAACCACGGGACGCACCTCAGGCGGTTATGTGCTACATAGTTATATTTATTCTGCTGGTGGTTGGATTTGAGATTGCCAGAGAGTGGGAACTAAGAAATAAAAAAGCCCTGGAGCCGGGAAGCAATCAGGGACTAAACAAAATATTACTAAAGTTCATTATAGAACAGATTGAGAGGGATTGTCAAGTATGCAAAACGTAAATTACGGAATAGAAGCTGATTGTAATACCAGCGTCGATATCATTGCTTTACTCACAGCGGACAAAAACCCTGTGGAGATATGCGGAATCATTAATAAGCTTATCACAATGCTTTACAGCGGTGGGGCAAAGATAATTGACGGGGATAATCCGGAAGATGATTTTCTGGACCGGATATCTTACGACCAGGAATCAGACAACCTTTACTTTTGGACAGAGAATTTATAGGAGGATTAAAAAATGAAATTTAGAGATTTGAGAGCGGATGAAATTGAGTGTCGCGTTTCTACTTGTAGTAAGAGCGGAGTGTCATTGCTTTTGTATAAAGATGCCAGGTGCGATATGAATATTCTGGATGAAACTGTGGGTCCTCTTGACTGGACACGGAGCCATACAAGAGATAATGCAAACTGCATTGTGTCTATATGGGACGGAATCAAAAATTCTTGGGTGTCAAAGGAAGATACTGGAACGGAATCTTACACTGAAAAAGAGAAAGGACTTGCGTCTGATTCTTTCAAGCGTGCTTGTTTCAATTGGGGAATCGGCCGGGAACTTTATACAGCTCCATTTATCTGGATCAGTGCCAAAGACGGAAATGTGACATTGGAAGAAAACAGTAAGCGCCCAGGGACGTACACGACAAGAGATCGCTTTATTGTAGAGCAGATAATCATAAAAGATAAAAAGATAGTTGCTCTTTCTATAAGAAACAAACCACTTGGAAAAAGAGTGTTTCTTTATGATATACGTCCGAAGGATGAAAAAAGCGAAATAGTGTAAGGATGGATATGGATGGAATGTACTGGACGGATCACAGGTATTGCAAAGGATTATATATCAGGTAAATGGACGCTTACCCTGCAGATTGACGAGGATATACGGGGTGAATATGAGGAATTAAGAAGCGTAAACCTGCTGAATGTCATTATAAAGAAATTTAGGAAAAAGCGGTCTTTAGATGCAAATGCTTATTACTGGGTGCTGGTATCAAAACTGTCAGAGAAACTGAGGACAAGCAAAGAGGAGATGCATAACATGCTCCTCTCCCAGTATGGGCAGATAGACCGGGATGAAGACGGAAATGCCATTATCTTTTCCCTGCGGTCTGATATAGATATCAGCAAACGCTATGATCTGCATGCAAAGCCTATAGGCAAGGGATATGTGGGCGAAAAGGAATTTATCCACTATGCCCTCCTGAAAGGCTCCCATCTCTACGATACAAAGGAAATGTCAGTATTGATTGATGGAGTTGTTGGAGAGGCAAAGGAGCAGGGGATTGAGACCATGACACCGGATGACCTCAAAAGGATGAAGGAGGCGTGGAATGCAAAGAAGGACTAAGGCGTTGCAATTTGATGGTAAAACCAAACGCAGGATGTTGGAGCGTGATAATGGCTGCATATTCTGCCAGATGGGTTACCATATGCCACAAGATAAAGAATTTGGGTTGCATATCCTGGACCCCATGCACATTGTCAATAAATCACAAGGAGGGCTTGGTATAGAGCAGAACGGTGTGACTGGATGCAGATACCACCACAGCTTACTTGACAATGGTAATAAGGGGTTGAGATGTGAAATGCAGGATATCATCGAAGACTACATGAAACAACACTATGAAGGATGGACCCGCGAAGTGCTGAAATACCACAAAGCGGATACATAATATATCACACACTATTGCAAGCCATGATTTCCCCGGTTACGGCCGGGGAGAAGGGAGGGCAAATGACGAGAGAGGAAATACAGAAAACGGCTGAATCCTATTTTGTAAGGATAGGAGACGGTCATAAAAACGGAATACATAGACCTGATATCAAACAGCCTGAAATGGACCGAGTAGACAGAGCGCTGCGCAGGATGATAAACCATGAGAACAAAAACGGAGATTGCATCATCTGCGGTGATACAGGTTATTATCGGCCAATACCATCAGATCCGGTGGATGCGCTGGAATATAAGGCATACCGGAAAATGGATGATTCCAGAGCACATGACTTGATTGTAAAAGGCCACCTTATGGATATGGCCTTTGAGAACAGGAGGAAGGAGGGCGAATATGCAGTACAGATTCGTGATCAAAGGGAAGCTGCCGGGACTGAACGAATACCTGAAAGCAGAGCGGAGCTTTTGCCGGGGGCATAGCTGTGGCAACGATATGAAACAGGGATACCAAATGGTCATCTCAAACGCTATCAGAGCGAGTCTAAAGCGCCAGGCAATAAAACCGCCAGTCATGATACATTATTCCTTCTACGAGCCAGATAGACGGCGAGATCTGGATAATATCGCTGCTGTTGCTCACAAGTTCATTCAGGATGCACTTGTAAAATGCCGGGTGATAGAAAATGACGGGTGGCAGCACATAGTTGGGTTTTCGGATGAGTTCCACGTGGACAAACATAACCCTAGAATCGAAGTGACATTGATTGAGGCAGGTGATAAGGATGGAAGGATGGATAAAGCTACATAGGAAAATGCTTGAGAATCCTATTGTCTGCAAAGATGCTGATCATCTGGCGGTATGGGTGTATCTCCTCCTTAAAGCTTCACACGGGATCTGTCCGGTGATGTTTAAGGGAGAGAAAATAATGCTTCAGCCTGGGCAGTTGATAACCGGAAGACTTAAAATTGCCACTGATTTATCCGTGAACGAAAGTAAGGTAAAAAGAATCTTAAATGCGTTCAAAACTGACCAGCAGATTGACCAGCAAGCAAGTAACAAAAACAGCCTGATTACAATACTTAACTGGGAATCTTATCAGAAGATTGACCAGCACACTGACCAACAGATGACCAGCGAACGACCAACAACTGACCAGCAAGTGACCACAAACAAGAATGAAAAGAATATAGAGAATGAAAAGAAGGTAAAGAATAAAACATCTAATGCGCCTGTGGCAGACGATTCTAAGTACCAGTACAAGGAAATCGTTGAGTATTTGAATATGCGTACCGGGAAATCGTTCCAGGTGGGGTCCAAGGACACGCGGAGACTGATACGAGCCAGGATTAATGATGGATTTACTTTTGATGATTTTCGTAGGGTTATTGACATCAAGTCTGCCGAATGGAAAGGGGCGGATATGGATAAGTATCTTAGGCCGGCTACGTTGTTTGGTACAAAATTTGAAGGGTATCTAAACCAGAAAGGGGGAAAGAAGATTGAGGAACCTGGAAGAAACACTGAACCGGATGAAACAGACATTGTGCGACGGGCAATTGAGCAGGGCGCCGGAGCAGAAGGATTTGAATGGTGATATCTGCCCGATCTGCCACGGAGAAGAATGGGTGTATGAGCGTGATGAAAATGGAGTTGAATACGCTGCGCCTTGTAAGTGCCGGGAGCAGAAGGTGATGGACAGACGGCTGCGATTTGCTGAACTGCCTGACAGTCTTAAAGCAATACGGCTCAACACATTTAACCTGCGGAGATACACAAGGGATGAATCCAGGGAAATAGCTGCCGTGGCTTGCAGGGGGGTTAAATTCTATTTGGAAAACCTAGACGCTATGCTGGAGAAGGGAATGGGTCTGTATCTATGGAGCGAGGAAAAGGGGTCAGGTAAAACCCGTATGGCTGCCAGTATTGCAAATGCACTTATGCTTGAGCATGGCATACAGGTCAAGTTTGCTACATCCCTGAATATCCTTCAGGAGATTAAGAGTACCTGGGGACAGAACGGAAATAAGCAACAGGAAGGCTATCTACTGGATGCACTGCAGACAGTTAAGGTTCTTGTGATTGATGATTTCGGGACAGAGGAGACAAAGGACTGGATCAGGGAGAAATTTTATCAGATCCTGAACGAAAGGTATCTGAATAAGCTTCCAACCATCCTGACGAGTAACTTCTCGCTCGACGGTCTGAACTATGACCGCAGGATCACAAACCGGCTGCAGGAAAACACATTTCAGATTCACTTCCCGGAAGAGAGCGTACGGGAGACAATAGCCAGAGAAAATGCAGATTACATGCTAAATAATGTAGTTGGATAGGAGATAAAGGTATGATTAGTCAGAATACTGAGCAAATAAAGCTTGTTGCGGAAAAATATGGAATAAATAATCAGCTAATAAAGCTAATGGAAGAATGCGGTGAATTGATAACTGCAGCGGCAAAATATGATCCACAGTATCGTCAAACAATAGAACATATAGCGGAAGAGGCAGGAGATGTCCGCATCATGATAATGCAGATAGAATACCTCATGGGGATACAGACCACCGTGCAGGAGAGTATGAATAAAAAAATCAACAGACAGATAGGCAGAATGAAAGAAAAAGGATTATTAAAGGAGGTATAACATGGTACACCTGATTGAGAATTATTATGCACTTACAAACAATATGGGATTCACTCTTGCCGTAGATAAAGGTAAGACGGACAAGGACGGGAATAAAATTTACGATACAGTAGGATATTGTGGGAGCTTCGAGGAGACAATTTATCTCCTTAGACGTAAAGTTGTAGACCAACGTCTGCAAAATGGATTATATGAGCTGTCAGAGGCTCTAGAGATAATCCGGGCAACCACGGAAGAGATAAAGGCGGCGATAGAACGTAAAGGAGGACATCATGACATTTAGGGAAAAACTACAGATGAGATATCCAGGGAGAGTAAAAGAAGGCGAAAAAATAAAAGAATGTCTTGAATATTATGAATTTGCGGGCGAAGCAGAATGCATTAATGATTGTGAAAAATGCTGGGATAGAGTAATCCCGGGAACGGAGGATAAGATGATGACAAGAGACGATCTGAAAGATGGTATGGTTTGTGAATTAAGGAATGGAGGCATGTTTATATGGTGGAATGGAATGCTGAGGAATTTTACAAACTATTGCCAAGGAACGGACGTTGATTTAAAAGATGAAGATGGTGAAGAAGAATTTGACATCATGAAAGTTTACACAACAAATGCACAAATATTGAATGAAATGATGGATAGAGATACCCTGACCATTATCTGGGAGCGAAAAGAGACAAAAGAAATGACCATTGCGGAGATAGAGAAAGCCCTTGGACATCCGGTAAAGATTATAGGTGATAGCCATGAGAGCGATCAGTGAGATGTACATGAGATCCGGCGGCACCGCAAGTCCGAGATACTGCGACGAGTGCCCGAACCTGAACAGCATCGGGAAGCATTACGACTGCAAACTATACCAGGAGGCCGGGGGTACTAAGCACTGGCAGCCGAGTTGGGTAGCATGTAAGTTCTTCGGGCTGGATCACCTGCCGGGGGTGGTGGCGCCGGAAGAACCAGAACATGAGATTGACGGGCAGTTAAGCCTGTTTTAAGCGGAGGTATAGACATGGAAAAAATAAAAAATCCCGAGGATGAGGACTTTAATGGGAGGATGCAGAAAGAGCCATTAAGGAGGAACTGGATAAATGAGATTAATAGATGCGGATGCATTTAAGGAGCAGGTGGCGGCCATTGCAATTAAGGATAATCTTCCTGCTGGTAAGTGTTGTGCACTATGCAAATTGATAGAGATGCAGCCAACCGCCGGAAGTTGGCATAGAGTAGCAGATGGGGACCTGCCACCGGAACCAAAGACTGAGGATGATATAAAGGCGTATATAACAGTTTGCAAATATGATAGTGATAAATACCACAAAGGATTGACGATATATAGTGGTACTGTTGATTCCACATACGGTATGGGAAAAAAATGGTGGCAGGAGAATTGCGCAGCATGGATGGAACTACCAGAATATGAGGAGGAAAACCATGCAGAAAGTTGTTAGAACCGCACCAGTCAGAAAAGGATACTGGTATGATGGAGAGAAAATGAAATATCTGTCAGAGTTACTTAATAATGGATGGAAAGTGGTCATGTGCAACAGGATAGGAGAAGACCTTGAATACATAGTGGAGAAGGAAGAGCCATGAACAATCAGAAAGCATTGGATGACAAAATTAGCTATGGGGTATTTTGGAAACGAAGTGGCAATGAAGAATGGACTCTATTTGCGGGGTGGATGCCGTTCAGCGACGCCAAGGGAATATACAATAAATTAGCCCTAAACCCCAGTTGCAGGGGAAGAAGAATTGTAGAAAGAGTTGAAACATTTGAGGTTTACCAAGAGGAGCAGCCATGAACGGCCAACTTACCATATCGGATTACCTACAGGCCAGAGACAGTACACATAAATAAAGACTATGTACAAGTGGATGATAGCTTATAAAAGTAGGAGGGCCGGGTCAGCAGGCCCGGCAGTATGAAAAAGAAAAGTCTATATGAAAAAGGTTATTGCCCTTTGTTGAGTATTACTATACCGGGAAAATGTGATGAAACTGTGGTGAAAAGATAAAAGAATTGTAAAAGGAAAATAAAAATGAACAAAAATGAATTTGATAAAAGAATAGAAAAGTTTGTGACAGCATTGAGAGACTTATATTTAGATGTAGATGAAAGAGAAGGCACGGAAATGCCCAAAATAGAACTGAAAGAGGAGAACCTTACAGATGACTTTACCGCAATGATTATAGCAGTACATCTCTTGTATACTTTTATAACTGGTGATGATGATATGGACCTTATAGGATTTACGCATATGGTAAACCGTCTGGTTTTCCAATGGTTGCTTAAAAACGGTAATGAGGATTAACAAGATGAGGATATGTAGCATATGTCGAGCCAAAAAAGAGGAGACAGAGTTCCGGCTGATGAAAAAGCGGAACCGCCGGAACAGCTATTGTAAAGATTGCGAACGGTGGTATATGCGAAATTATATGAGAGCGTACAGGGAAATAAAGTTAAATGCTGCCCTATCGGCAATACGGGGCAAGGATGAACGAGGGACCTTGTAAAAAAATCTCTGGAGCAAAAACCAGATAGGCAATAAAAAAGAGGGTGAGCAGATAACGCGCCGGAACGCAACGGGAGTGCCGCGCCATATGCGGATGCCAGTCGGGGGGCATTGATTGGGCTGTATGCCAAAGCTGGGAGCCAGTACCGACAATTAAATTTAGAGGTGACAATGGAGGTATATCATGAAAAAAGTAATTAAAGAATACATAAAGGAATCAGTGGCATATTTAAATGTTGGTATATGGATAGGAGCTGGCGTAGCGATTGGGATGTTGGCAGCACTTACGATTTTATGAAATGCGAATCATGAAGTGTAAAAAATGCGGCGGCAAAACGCAGGTAACGGATACAGAGGAGAGCTTAGACGGTTTTGCAGAATTGAGGCGGAGGCAGTGCCAGAGTTGCGGATACCGGTTCAAAACCATAGAAAATTTCTGGGAGGACATAAGGACGTGGAAAAATGACAGTTTTGGAATACCTAGAAAGGAGAAAGATAGATGATAAAAAACAAATCAGGCTGCCCGGACCCTACCTACGAGCAGGCATTACCAGCAATCAGGCGGGAGGAAAAATCATGAGGAGATATTTTGAGTTAATTGGAAAACGGCAAGTAGCTCAGTTGTCAATAGTGGACGGTAGTCCGGCTGAAAAAGCACCATCAGACAAGTTCGAGGAATGTTTCAACTGTGAAGTTAGAGAAATTGGACGGATTGAATATGAGCGGTTAGCGGAGGAATATACCAAATGATGGATGACAGAGAGCGGAGGATCACAGACCTCCAGCGCTACCTGGATGGCTGGCGGCGGCGCTGGCATAAGCAGCATAAAAAGCAGGAAATCAAAGCGAAGAAGAGAATGATGATATTAAGATGGAGGACGATCCATGAATGAACCAAAATATAAAACCTGTATACATAGTCAGAAGGTGGGAAAAGTTGCCGTATTAGTTGGTCCTGGATGCCCAAGGGCAGCATTGATAAAAGGGATTCTAGTCAGCAGTAAACAGCGGTGTGAAACATGTAGGAGCTGGAAGGAGAGAGTATGAAAAACGGTGAAGGATATACAGATAACACGGCCGGCAAAGCAATCTATGAGGCGGACAGGCTGCCCAAACACATCATGGACGTGGTACATACACTCAAGCTGGTTGCGGGGATGGTGGGATTGAGGATTAAAAGTGTAGAGCTGGAGGACCGGAAGAGCGGGAAACGGTACTGGTACGGGAGGTGAGCGCAATGAGGATGACAAAAGAAATGCTGATATCATACAGGAGTAAAAAGCAAGAAATAAAAGAGCTGGACTATATCCTGAGGAATCGCTGGAAAAGCGAATCTATGATAAGTGTTGACACGATCCTGAATTACAAGAAAGGGTATCCGATACCAGAAGGGGTGGCTGGTTTTGACCAGGAACGATATGAACGGCTTCAGAATCGGGATATGCGGCGGAAGGAAAGGCTGGAGCAGGAGTGCAAAGCGGTGGAGGACTTCGTGGAAAATATTCGGGATAGCGTGACCAGGAGAATCTTCAAGTTGTATTATACTGAGGGAGATAAGAAGCCCACCCAAACTAAGATTGCAAAGAGAGTCCATCTTGACCAGAGCAGAATAAGCCGAAAGATTGATGATTTCCTTAAAAACGCATAGCACGCATAAAAAACATATATATAATAACAATAGAGCCAGTGGGCGAAAGCAAACGGCTCACGTGGATGTTGACTATCCTCCGTTTGTTACGGCTGCCAGGTGTCATAGCCTGGTAGCCGAATCAGGCCAGGCGGTGCCTTGAGGATAAAGCCACAAAAACCGTCACTCCTTGATATATTTTTATGAGTGAGGTGAACCCTCCGCCGGGGGAACCGATTAACTACAACCTCTCCGCTGGTGACGCATGTGGGGCTTGCCAGCGAAAAATAAAAAGCAAAACGTCCGTATCATTGTCATGGTACCAACGGCCAGAAAACGGGCGCGGAGTAAAGAACATGGGAGACGTCCCTGGGTGGAGTTGTGAGGGGGTTCTGATACCAAAAGCGGAAAAACATATTTCTGCACAGCTTGAAGTCCTGCAATGCTATAAAGCTGTAAAAAACTTTATCCGTAATAGATGAGACTAGCCGGTGATTGCAGTAGTCCGGCAATTACGGGTAGTGCTCTGGAAGTGCAAGCAGTTTATAGAGAGCATAAGATTCCCTGGTGTCCGGGGTAAGTTTGCAGTGCATATACTTTAAACCGCATGTCCCGGGTGTGGGATAACGGCACCGTTACGGCGGTGCAATGTGTGGAGCATACCATCAATGGAAGATGGGCAGGGTCGCGCCCTGGGTTCCGGTTCGATTCCGGATGCGTCCGCTTCGCCGAAAGGCAGAAAAAAAGAAACAGAGGCACCTGGTTAGCGATATGCTGGCTGGGTGTTTTTGCGTGCGGTTTGACATAGAGGGAGGCAAAACATGTTTGTAAGAAAATATGGAAGAACAGAAGAATGCCTGGTAGATATGAGCACAGAGCTGGCAGCATTGTGCAGGCCAAGTGAGGGAGATCCGCGCGGTCCAATGGGGGTACCCTCTACACTTAAAAGCGAGCAGGCCCCTTTGGCATGTGTAAGAGAAATGATGATGCGGAATGGAGATAAAGTTTTGAGAGGCGTAAATAGCGATTTTGTATGCATTCCGCAGGCAGAATATGAATATGTTTTGAATAAGATAGATATAGATTAACAACGAGTGGGAGCCGCCTATCGGGTAGGCTCTTTTGCGTGCAGAAAGTGAGGTGAAATCATGGGAAGAAAATTACGGTTTAGCAGCCCGGAAGAACTGCAAGAGAAATGGGAAATGTACAAAGAGGATTGTGACAATCAGATGGTTCTTACCCATGACTTCTCTTCAAAGAACAGCGAGTTTGTCAGTAAGGAGTTGCGTCGTAGTATCACATATACAATCGAAGGATTTTGCGCATTTGCAGGGATTTCACGACAACAGTTCTACAGCAATTATGCAGAGAAGAAAAAATATACTGACATCGTCACGCGCATGAGGGAGGAATGCGAAGTAGATGCCCGCAAGAAATTTGAGCTACAGATGATTCCGTCTCAGTTGGCCGGCTTGTGGATGAGCAAATACGGCTATACCACAAAGCAGGATACCAACATCTCCGGAAGTCTGGATACCGAGAAGACAAAGCTGGACGACCTGATCCAGCAGATGCGTGGTGATGGATAATGAGTGATGAAAGACTGGTATTATCAGAGAAGTATAAGGCATTCCTGAAATGTAACGCCCCTGTGGAGTTCCTGGAGGGCACAACGGCTGCGGGCAAAACTACAGTAGGATTGTTTAAATTTATGCTGAAAGTGGCGGAATCGCCTAAAAAACTCCATATCCTTGCAGCAGACGATACAGGAGCAGCCGAGAAGAATATTATCCAGAAAGACCTTGGAATCCTGGATGATTTCGGGGTATTGGTGGAATACAAGGGCAACGGATCCGGTGAGTATAAGATGCCGCATCTCCTGTTTCACACGTCTGCTGGAGACAAAATAGTATTTGTCGTTGGTTACGGCAACAAGAGCAAGTGGAAAGATGCTCTGGGCGGACAGTACGGCTGTCTGTACATTGATGAGATTAACACGGCGGATATTGAGTTTGTCCGTGAGGCTGCCATGAGGTCTGATTATCTGATGGCAACACTTAATCCGGATGACCCCGGACTGGATGTGTACAAGGAGTATATCAACTGTTCCAGGCCGCTCCCTGAGTGGGGGGATGATACCCCACAGGAAATTAAAGACGATCTAAAAGAAGAACCAAAACCCGGTTGGGTACATTGGTTCTTTTCTTTTGCTGATAACGCAGGGTTACCAAAAACAATGCTGGACAGGATTATGGCCAATACGCCGAAGGGCACCAAAATCTGGAAGAACAAAATCCAGGGTCTGCGTGGTAAGGCGACTGGTCTGATATTCCCGAACTTCGACCGCAAGAAGCATGTAGTTACTGCTACATGGCTAAAACAGCAGATCAAGGCAGGAAAGATAAAATTCAGGAAGTTTACGGCAGGGCTGGATACATCCTACTCCAGCAAGAGTCCAGATACCATAGCAATGATATTCCAGGGCATTACAGAGGACAGAGTATTATATACCCTTGCTGAGAAGGTGTATAACAATGCCAATCTGGATGTGCCACTGGCCCCCAGTGATACAGCTATCCGCTTCATTGGATTCCTCAATCAATGTAAAGATGATTGGGGATTCGCAAAAAATGTTTTCGTCGATTGTGCGGACCAGGCAACCATCACGGAGCTGCGTAAATTTAAGCGTCTGTATGGCTGCCTTTACAATTTCGTAGACAGCTACAAAAGCGTTGTGATCATTGACCGCATCAATCTGCAATTGGGGTGGATACAGCAGGGCAGCTATTATGTCGTAGATACCTGTCCAGAGCACCTGAGCGAATTGGAGCGGTATTCGTGGGATGATGAAAAGGATGCGCCAGAAGACCGGAATGACCATACGATCAATGCTAACCAGTATGCATGGATTCCGTACAGAGACATGATTGGATTCGAGGAGGCAGAAAGATGACAAGATTTGAAGCACTTAAATCAGTTACAGGAGTAAGGGAGTTTTCAACTCTGATTTGCGACATATTGAATGATAAAAAGAATGCAGACGATATTACGGAGTTTTTGGCAACAGAGTTATCAGAAGAACAGCTACAAACATTGAGGTCTGTAGCTGAATCCGGCAATTATCCATTGTCTTTAGATGGGTTGCAGTAATAACAACCATTTGCGCCCCTGACTGACAAAAAGGCCGCTCTTAGCGCGGCATCTTCATAACTAGCGCAGTTTATTATGTTTTCAGGTTTGATTTCATCAATCTGACAATTGGGCATTTCATTGTCCAAATCATGAATTTCGCCGGTGGCTCTATTTAAGACATAGCGATTGCCATTAAAAGGCATTGTATATCTTCGCATATGATTTTCTCCTTTCCTTTGTACTCGGCGTGCAGGCCTGTACTTAGATTATAGGAGTTTTATCAAGAAATAACAATAGGAGGCAAAGAAATGAGGTGGACACAAAAATTGAATGAAAGCATTAAGCGCGGCCTCAGAAGCTGGCTGAATGTGGTGCCGGCAAACCCACACAGCATCCAAATAAATGAGGTCCTTGACTTTGAGACAAATGCTATCCGAAACCGGATTTGGTACAGGGGAGATAGCAATGAGCTGGAGCAGATGCACCAGCAGAATCCAGAGTATGCGGACAAGTTTAAGTTCTGGGCATGTAAGTGCAGCCCTGGGATGGAAATGCGTAAGATCCATACCGGATTGCCGGGACTGATCGTGCGCATACTATCCTCGGTTGTGCTGGCGGATATGAATGATTTTGAGTTCGAGGACGCCAAGCAGGAACGGCTCTGGAAGGAAATAGAAGCGGACAATAAATTTACAAAGAAAATGGAAAAGGCCCTGAAAGAAGTGCTGTACATCGGGGACGGGGCTTTTAAAGTCACGATAGACACACAGGTAAGTGAGTATCCTATCTTGGAATGGTATCCGGGAGAACAGATAGAGATAGTCAGACGCCGGGACAGGATAAGTGAGGTGATATTTAAAACTCCTTACAAGGACCAAGGCAGGATGTATGTCCTCAATGAGCGTTATGGATACGGATACATTATCAATGAGTTGTACCTGCATGATAAGCTGGTTGATATCAAGTCAATCCCGGCTACAGCCAACCTGGCGGACTGGAAGTTTGACGAGAATATCATTCTAGCGGTGCCCCTGCAAATCTATGAATCAGCGAAATATGAAGGCCGGGGAGGCTCTATTTTTGATGGGAAACTTGATAGCTTTGATGCATTTGACGAGGTATGGTCACAGTGGATGGATGCGCTCAGAGCCGGCAGGGCGAAAACTTATATCCCGGAATGTCTGGTGCCACACGATCCAGAGACGGGGCAGCTCATCAGACCGAATAGGTTTGACAACCGGTATTTTGCCGCTGACGGAGATATGCGTGACAAGCAGCAAAATGTGATCAATACAGATCAACCAATCATCCCCCATGAGAGTTATCTTGCAAGCTATGTCACAGCTCTGGATCTCTGCCTACAGGGGATTATCAGCCCCAGTACATTGGGTATTGACGTAAAAAAGCTGGACAACGCCGAGGCGCAGCGTGAAAAGGAAAAGGCCACGCTCTACACCCGTAACGCCATTGTAGGTGCGCTGCAGGAAACCCTGCCGGATGTGGTGGCAGCCTGCGTTAATGCCTATCACCTTCTGATGCGCGAGGGTGTAGAAGATGTAAATGTGAACATCCCATTTGGCGAATATGCAAATCCAAGTTTTGAGAGCCAGGTGGAAACAGTCGGAAAAGCTAAGACACAGGGAATCATGAGCATTGAAAGGTGCGTGGAAGAACTCTACGGGGATACACTGGACGAGCATTGTAAGCAAGAGGAAATAGCCCGGCTAAAAGCGGAACAAGGAATTTCTGAAGTAGAAGAGCCAGCACTGAATCTGGAAGGGGTGAACGTGATTGAAGGTGAAAATCGGAGCCAGAATATACCGGATGACCAGGAAGGAGTATCAGGGACTGCTGGAAATGGTCAGGGAGCAGGTGCCCCTGGGAATATACGCCCTGGAAGAATCTGATTATGCGGAGCTTAGACATGATCACTGTAAGAGCACCACACAACTTAAGGCGTTGACAAGGCAGTTTAGGACGCAGGGATTTAAGGTGATGGCCAATGGCAAGAAAGATTAATGATGAGTACGACATCGGTAAAGCCTTCCAGGCGATTGAGGAGGAGCTAATGGCCTCAATGGTCCGCAATATGAAGCGTCATCGTGCATGGGAGGATGCGGAGGGAATGCACTGGGAACAGTGGCAGGCTTTGCAGCTTAAGTCCCTGGAAAATTACAAGAAGGATAATCAGAAGCGGTTTAAGGGGCAGTTTAAAGACATTAACAAAGAAATCGAATCCCTGATCTATGCTGCTCATCAGCAAGGCGGTATGGACCAAGAAAAGGCAATATTGAGGGCTATAAAGAAAGGTCTGCCCGCTAAGAAAATCAGTAAGGGAGCAACGGCTGAGTTCTTTAAAATCAATGACCGGAAACTGGATGCCCTTATAAAAGCCACCACGGATGATATGCAGAAAGCCGAAACGGCAGTCTTGCGTATGGCAAATGACCAGTATCGTAAGATTATCTATAATGCCCAGGTGTATGCCAATACCGGCGCTGGCACCTACGAAAAGGCTGTGGATATGGCCACAAAGGATATGCTGTCTGCAGGTCTTAATTGCGTTGAGTATGCCAATGGAGCCAGGCACACATTGTCTGATTATGCTGATATGGCAATCAGGACGGCCAGTAAGCGGGCATACCTGCAGGGAGAGGGCCAGAAACGGCAGGAGTGGGGCCTGCATCTTGTCATCATGAACAAGCGCGGGAATCCATGTCCTAAGTGCCTGCCTTTTGTGGGTAAGGTGCTGATTGATGATGTCTGGAGCGGCGGGAGCAAGGCAGATGGGGATTATCCTCTCATGAGCTCTGCCATATCTGCAGGACTATATCATCCACGGTGCAAGGATAGCCATACTACATACTTTCCAGGCATCAGCACTCCCCCGGATGATAAGTTCAGCAGGCAGGAGCTGGCAGATATTGAGAAGCAGAGCAGGCAGGAGGCCAGGCAACAGTATGTGGCAAGGCAGAAGGCAAAATATAGCAGGTTGGCAAGATTTTCGTTAGATGGTGATAATCGGGAAGATTACAAGCGTAAAGAGAAGATATGGTCACAACAGATAGCGGAACTTACACAAGACGAAAAGGGTGCTATTATACGTTATGTCAGTCCTGATTCATATGTGTTAAATGATAAATTACGTCGTCATGAGGCATTGACAGAATCGGAAAAAGATTGGATAATAAAATTAGATAAAGCATTAGAAAAATTACCATATTATGAGGGTGATTTAAACCGATCGCTTATTTTTATTCATGATATAGAGGCAAAGAATTTTTATAACAAAATGAAAATAGGTGAGGAATATATACCAAGCCAATATTTATCTGCAACAAAAGAGGGATTTTATGATGAGGCTGCCAAAGTGCAGATTTATATTCAAAATGCTAAAAAAGCCAAAGATTTAGGTGACATGAACGATATGGAAAAAGAAGTGCTTTATCCTGTTATGAGTAAATTTAAGGTACTAAATAAAGTGAAACAAGACGATAAATATTACATTCTTTTGGAGGAGGTGGAGTGATGGCATTGACGGCGCGCGAGTGGTTGCTGTTGCCCAGAGAGGAGCAGGAACATAGGAAAGAAGAGTTATCTCCGCATGAATGCTTTTTGCTGAGAACCGATTTGGAGTATGTGAGATTTTCTGAGGATGAAAAGAAAAGCATGACTCGTGAAAAAAGGGAAGCGTTCCTTCATCCAAGGGAGTATGCCAAGGAAGAGAAAGAGGCTTTTGAGCATCAGTGCAAAGATATCTTTAAGAGATTGTCAGAAGAAGTGAAGCAAAAAAAAT